TCAACTATCCTCCGGTTATGAGCCGGTCGCTTTTACCTATTAAGCTACCGCGGCAGTTTACCGATCCGTGGGCTTGTTACCATTTCCCCGACCGAACTCGTATCCTCTAAGGGATTGCTTAAAGATATAAACAGCGCTGCCATTGACCTGCCAACCACATCTCTTCGGTTAAACACGCAGTACAGTTTTCTGCTCTGGGGTTACTCGACTTAAACAGCCGATAATTTATATCCCGCACGAGACCAAATTGTCTAAAACTCAAAACAGGTTAATGATGAGCGCCTTTCTTTATGCTTGTAAGGCTCAAGCCCTCTTGTATGCGACTACAACGAGGAATATAATGCTCTCTGCGACTACAATTTAATCAGAGGAACATCATGGAAGAGTACGCCAAGTTACTTAATACCATACTTACCAAGGTAGTTTTTAATCACATGACTATGTTCTTCGTTTTCTTATTTATTGGCTTTACGTTCATTCCGCCAGAATTAACGTTGTATCTCAACGCTAAAACACCGGCATTCTTTCCTGATTGGTTCACTCTTGCCAATTTTGGTTCTTTGATATTTGCGTTGGTTTCTACGATGATTTGGATTCTTATTTCTAATGCGGCCAAATCAATTTTTTCAAAACTACGCGAATCATTAAAAACTAATTCAGAGCAAGCTAGATTAATCAATCTACTTCATAATTTATCAACAGAAGAGCAACATGTTCTTGCGATGTCCTGTCTTAATGAGCGAATTATTTTCCCAGATAACAGAACTCAGCTAGCCATTGAAAAACTCTTGTCAAAAGAACTTATTTCGTACGGCTGGACTAATGATAAATATGAGTTAAATCCACTTATTCGCAATGTTGTTCTTGCTGAGCTCGATAAGAGCATGAATTCCCATCATTAACCTGTTTCAAATTTTTAAAGAACGTTTCAAAGTGTTTTGCTTTGTTGTGGTTAATTCTACTTAAAGTAGATATTTATGCAACTAAAATTTGCATAAAAGTAGAATTATTTTCTATCAAAAGTAGCATTTGTTTGATTTTTAAGTAAAAATATTTTGTTTACTGGTGTTTGATTGCCTGTTTTTTAATCAGTGGGTGTTGTGATTTGAGATGCTGATCATGGAATACGTTAATTTTTTTAAGTAGAATGACCGCACTTTTTAATGGAGGTTATATGAGGAAAATATTTGTTCCGATTTTTGCACTTGGTCTTTTTGGATGTGGAGTTAGTACGTCTGAAATGCGTGCGTTAGAATTTAAAAGCTATCCAATTAAACAAAGCGAAGATCATGCAAAACAATGTTTGCTTGATAAGTTAAATAGCTTTAGGCCTGATCGCATGTTGATAAATGAATATGGAAAGCATACAGAAATATTTATTGGAGCAACACAGGCGGGGAAGTTTAGAAGTTTTTATTTGTTTGATGTTTTGCATAATGAAATTAAAATGTCTCATTATGATGGAGTATTTCCAGCATTATCTAAAAGCGAGGCAGACAGCATTGTCACATCCTGCCTATGATTAATTGAATATTTGAAATAATAAAAAACCGCCACACAGGCGGTTTTGTTTTGACTCTAAGAGTAAAGAATTCATTCTAATTCTTTTGTTGCTTATGGATTGATATTGAAGATGCATTTACCTTTTGAATTTCTCCCTGAAAACTCTTCACATTTCCAAGAATATTTACAGGTTTATTATCTTTAAAGGCATCAAAAAGCAAATCAGTTTCTTCTTTATCAATAAATGATGTGTCAACGTTAACTTGGAACGTATTTCCACCGGTCCATAAAGAACAGGAAACAATATACTTGTCGGCAGATTTCTTAATTGATTCGATTCGGACTTGCACCTCTTTTTCAAGGTTATCCATTTTACGTCTTGTTCGTTTAGTTAAATCTTGAATTTCATCTTGATCTAATACTTTACGGTCTTTCCCAACTGATAATGCAATTTCTTTTGGGTCATCATAAGTCTTAAGTTGTTCAACGTGAAAGTCTTGCGCACGATAAGAAATAACCTTTACCATTTCTTTCATGGCAATAGCTTGTTCTTTGATAACTTCTGTTGAGCTTGTTTGCGTGACGATATTTTCTGTCATTTCTGCATAACGGTCATAAACACAGTAACCAGTTATACCTGCAACACCTAAAGCCACACAAATAGATAATCCTAAAGGATTCATTCTATCTACAACCTGTTTTCCAATTTTCTCAAATAATTCTTGAAAATCTACTTTCCACTCTGTGCATCCCTCATTAACAAAGAATGTAACATTGAGCAGCTCTTTATCTTCCTCGGAAAGATTTGTAAGATTTTCTTCGCCATATTTAGCAATACAATACAACCGAGACAAACTATCATGGAATTGATTCAATGAATGACATAAACTTGCTGTCAATTCACCATGATAATTTTCCCCATCAATTTTAACAGATATTTTAGCAAAATCAGAAAAATCAATCTCACCAATATCATCACCTCTAATTGATTTTTCCGCAAGAATCAGCAAATCATCTAAGGATTTTATATTCATCTTTACTCCAAATTTTACAATAAAACAGAATACCAGAACACTTTACCAAGTACTGAAATGTCTTGTAATTCTGCTATTTCGTCAGGGTGCTCTTCACTGTTATAACTGCGGATCTTCACCTGTTCATTAGGCATATTGTAGAGTAGTTTTATTCTCAGCAATCCACCGTGGTTTATGGCGTATATTTTCCCATCTCTAATGGTTTTATTGCCTAAATCAATTCCCACCGTTGTTCCATCCGGAATAACAGGTTCCATAGAGTTACCGTCAGCAATTACACACACAGCATTTTCAAACTGCACACCTTGTTTTCTTAATGTAGCTTTAGAAAAACGTAATTTAAAATTGTTATAGTCTGCGATGTCATCTGCAAACCCATTACCCGCAGAAAGGCGAACATCTTGATAAAAAGGCACTGCCACTTCATCACTATTTAATGGCGTGTTTCTATCCCATAAGTCAAAGGATCCAAGCTCTTTTATGTTTGATGTGACTTTTGTTTCAGTTGAGTCAGTAGAGCCATATTTCAAATAAGCAGGACTAACTCCAAAGTATTCAGCCATAGATTCAATTTTGTCATCTCTTGGTGTGGCTGTGCCAAGCGTATAACGTCTGGCCATTTCATAGGTTACGCCTAGAGCCTTTTGAAGATCTCCTATTCTTTTATTTTGCTGAGCCATTAATTCATTAATTCGGCTTGCTAAATCTGACATATAACCCCCTTATTTCTACTAAAGGTAGAGAATACGTAAATAAAATAGTTGATTCAATTCTATTTTTAGTAGTAGAATTATGCTACTTAAAATAGAAAAGAGGTTAAGATGCTACCAATCGAAAAAGCTTATGAAATCGTAGGCGGTATTTCTGCCATGGCTCGGCACTTCAATATCACACCTTGGGCAGTATCAAAATGGCGTGAAAAAGTACCAGCTGAACGCTGTGCAAAGATTGAAGAACTTACTAATGGCAAAGTTAAAAAATCTGAATTACGCCCCGATTTGTGGGATTAATTTATCAGTAAAAATCAAAAAGAAAACCATAAAAATAAGGCAAAAATTATGGCAATGAAACAAACAATTATAGAGATGATTGAACAGATACCCGGTGGTAAAAGTGCGGTAGCTGGATTTTTAGGATTTACTGAAAGTGAATTAAATAATCGTCTTTATCAAACAAAGGGCCAACGGTTCAAAAATGAAGAGTTAATCGCTATTCAGCTTGAATATGGTTGCACACAATTTATTGAAGAATTATGCCGTGCCGCTGGTGGACGTTTTGTACCAGATACCTGTGCAGATGATTTAGATGCAGTAGAAATGGCAAATATTCAATTACATGAGTTATCAGCTCGTGGATTGTTGTTTGAAGCATTAGAAAGAGCACTTGCTGATGGTGAAATTACCAGTTGTGAAGAAGATTTAATCCTCAAGTTATTAAATAAACATTTAGCTGCAACACAACATTCTATTGAATGTGTGATTTCACTTAATAAACGGCAATAAAAAACCACGGCGGCCACCGTGGTTAATTACACTCACAAGGAGTTCACAAGATGAATGAATTATTACCGATTAATGATAAAAATGCAAGTGCATTAACAATGAGCAGTCGAGAAATAACAAAACTTGTTAATTCTAGACATAGTGACGTGTGTAAAAGCATTGAAACGCTTATTTCAAAAGGTGTGATTGGGGGGTATCAGCCGAAACCGTACACCCACCCACAGAATGGTCAAATCTACTATGAGTATTTTTTGAATAAGCGCGACACTTATATTTTAGTTGCTCAGTTTTCACCGGAATTCACAGCGGCAGTTATTGACCGTTGGCAAGAGTTAGAAAACCAACAAAATCCGACCGCACTTTTACCGCAGAATTATCTTCAAGCCTTAGAGCAGTTGGTGGCATCAGAGAAAGAGAAACAAGCTTTAGCGTTAGAGAATAAAGCGATGAAACCTAAAGCGGACTTTGTGGATCTTTACGTTGATATTGGCACAACAAAATCATTACGCGAAACGGCAAAAATCTTAAATATGCCAGAGAAAGCGATGATAGCAGCACTAGAGCGAGATAAAGCGTTATATCGTCAATCAGGCAATCTTATTCCATATTCAGACAAACAAAGCCGTGGCTTATTTACAGTGAAAACTGGTACAGCAGAGCACGGTCACAACTTTACACAAACTCGCGTGACATCGAAAGGTATTCAATGGATCGCACAACGTTACGCTTCGGAGTTAATGCTATGAGCAAATTTATCCCTAATTCTTTTCAGATCCCTAATGCTTTTGTAGATGAAGTGATGTTTGCCCTTTCTGGTAACGCTGTAAAGGCCTATTTGTTGGTGGCTCGTAAAACGACTGGTTGGCAGAAAGAAAGTGATTTTATTTCTATTGAACAATTCAAACAATTCACTGGCATCAACCGAGACAAAACTATCTATGAAATCCTTAAAGAGCTTGAAGAAGTTGGTTTGATTCGTACTGTTAAAACAGCTGGAAGAACAACTGAATTCTATTTAGTGAAAGATCTTCCAACGCCACCAGTGGCGAAAAGTGCCACCAGTGGCGAAAAACGCCACCAGTTACAAAAAACGCCACCAGCGGCGAAAAACGCCACGACAACAGCCGCG